TTCTAAAATCTTTTTTTCTTTGATAGCGTTTTCAACTAATTCAATAGCTTTGTTTTTTAATTCTTCAGCAGCTTTTTCTTTTTCAGCTACTTCTTTTTCTTCGATCACTTTTAAACGTTCTTTTAACGCTTCGTTTTCAGCTACTACTTCAGTTAAAACTATATCCTTTTTTTCGATTTCAGCAACAATAGCCGCTTCGTCCGCTTCATTGGATAGTTTCAATACATTTTGTATTTTTTCCATGTTTGGTTTATTTATGATTTTATTATAAATTATAGCCATATTACTAAGGCTTTCTGATTTACTAACTTTGTATTTTTTTACACTTGCAACTACTTCATCTACTAAACCCATGTTTAACGCTTCATTAGCACCTAACCATGTTTCCTTGTCCATCATTACAGATATTTCTTCAGCAGTTAATTTAGTACGTTGTTCAAAAATTGTTACCAAAGTATCTTTAACTAAATTTAAAACAGCAGTATCATTACCACCACTAGGGTTGTGCAACATTAAAGTTCCGTAATCAGCCATGTAACACTTTTTACCAGCCATAGCAATAACACCGCTAATACTAGCAGCTAAACCATCTATATAGGTATTGCAAGGTACTTTAGAATTAAGGATAGCTGATACTATTGAGTACCCATCTAATACAGAACCACCAATAGAGTTAATGCGGACATTAATTTTAGTACATTTGTCCTGTAAATACTGCATTTCATAAGCAAAAGCACTTCCTGAAATACCACTTACATATTTACCACTAGCATCAACGGAATCCCCTATTTGACTTTGACTATAAAGTAAAATAGTTCCTTCTCCTTCACTAATATTTTTAATGTACTTAAAGTTCATAATACAAAATTAATTAGTATATTTGCCTTAAAACTGCTATTGTTACTATAAATTATGGGTAGAAAAAACAATGAAGATGATGTAAGGGTTAAAATGCTATCTTATGGAGTTCGATTAACGTGTTATGTTAGTGGAGCAAAAAAGAATAGATTTTTATTAGACCAAATCAAAAGAGATTTAGGCGAAGGGGAATTGATAAAAAATATTTTAGATATTCATTACGCTATTGTTGACGAAATACCCGAATTTAAAGAAAAAGAACATACCGAATTAAAAAAATACCTAATAGATAAAATTAAACTAAAATAAATAGCCATGAAAACAATAATTACAACACTTTTACTATTAATCACATTAATAGGTAAATCACAAAATTATCCAAAAATTAATATATGGACTTTAGAAAAAGATACTGTTTATGCAGGTGATTCTTTATGGCTTGGAGTTAAAGTAGTACCTCCTTCCGTCCCTACTAATACTTATTCATTATTCCAAATTCAATTACCTAATTATGATATTATATGGACTGGGAACTATCAAACTATTTTAACATGCCCTACTTATACTTATAATGTTAAAGATATATTATATAAAAAATATATTACTATTCCAACGTTTGCCACATTAGGAAACAATAAAATATATGCTTCAGGAGGTTCTAATAAAGCTATTTATATAAAGAGTAAACAAGTTGCTACAAGTATTGAAGAATTGACTAAAAACGATATTGTAAGTGTAAAATATTACGATATTTATGGTAAAGAAAAACCCTCACTTAGTGAAGGTTTAACTATTATGATAACAACATACTCAAATGGTTATCAAAAAAAACAAAAGGTTATTTTATCTCTTCAATAAAGAATTTACATTCTTCTACATTAACACCAACACCACCCGCATCATTTAACATTCTGCATTTAATTACTTTATTTGGCGCTAAACTTACAATAGTACTACAATTAATAGGTAAACACCCTACAACATCAGTAATTCCACTTGTTACAATTACCCTTACTTCTAATCTACAAATATCTAATGAAGTAGTATCTGTATCATTATAAATTTGGAATCTACCACCAGCAGTCGATGTAGTTCCTGCAACCGCAGATAATTCAGCATCTCCTTTTAAAGTTAATTTGTATTTTCTACTTAAACCATCATTAGGAGTTGTATAGGTTAAACCAGTCATATCTACATAAGTTCCTGAACTTGTACTTTGACTAGCTAATGTTATTTGTTCTGCTATTACTGAACTCGTAGAAGCTAAGTAAACTAAATCTGTAGCTATAAAATCACCCCCACTTGCAACATCTGTAGGAACGTATTTGTAAATGTCGTGAACGCTCCCAGTACTTCCATTACTAAATGTTATAGGGTCTGCCGTTGTGTCTTGAGTTTTAGTTAAGATAAAACGTGCCACGTTGGTTGTACCATTTACAGAAGTAGTTTCATAAAATTTACCACCGTAAAATATTTTACCAGCCGTTACATCTTTGTTAGAATCCGTTACTACACATCCACTAATTACATAAGGCACAGTTAATGAATAACTACCTACAATTTTAGTTACTAATGTTTCAATGATACCAGCATCATCTTTTCTTAGAGCATTTTGTAAAAACTCTAAAGATAAACCAGTAAAGGGTTGCTGTTTATTTGGGTCTAAAATTTGACTAATGCTTATTACTTCCATTGTTATTTTGTTTTAATATGTATCTATTTTATATCGTGTTCCTGCTAATTTATATTTATCTACTATTTGAGCTACGCTATTATATCTGTTTGTATAATCACTTCCTAATGTTGTAAACAAAGATGAAGGAACCCAAACGATGAAATCATAACTAATATCTGGATATGTAGGAGATAATCCCATAAATGTTTCTGAATAAGTAGAATTATTAGGCATTGTAGAACTATATGTACTACTAATACCCATTACAAATACATCACTAATATTAGTGTTATTTTGAATATAAATTTGGTCTGAAATAGAATCAACAAAGAACCATTTGTTTAAGTAATATTCTAATAAAATGATTTGAGAGTTCATTTTTATTCTCATGTCAACACCAAAACAATTATCATTTACTAAAGTCCAATAAGTAGTGTTAATAGGCTCTATTCCATTAAATGATTGAGAGTAAATTGCTTCATAAACCGCTTTATTAGTCCATAATACTCTATCTCCAAAGTTATATGTTGCTAATATATCAAAATCTGTATATAAATTTCCCGTCTTATAATCTTCAAATATTAAAGACCATTTATTTTGTATAGCAGAAGTTATAACCTTTAACCACGCTAAAAACTTAGTAGTTCTTAGTATTGGAGGGCTTAACTGTTCATTAACCGTTTCGGTATCGTAGTCGTATATTGCCATTATTGAGCTATAAACGTTAAAGTGTCAGAAAATAAATATCCTACAGTATCCTCTTCTTCAACATATCCTGCCGTTAATTGATACGTAGGAATAATAGTTGTTTTGTTTTGCACTAAATAAGTGCTATCTGCAATTACATCTGTATCGGGTCGTATAGCAACATTATTTAAAACAAGATCACTCACTCCAATAACCGCTTGTATATTATCTACTAACGCAGAAAGTTTAAAAGTACCATCAAAAGGAATATTAGCTAAATAATTATTAATAGCTTCAATTACAGTATCGCTAATAACATTTGTATATTGACCGTTATAGTAAATAGTAGCATCTAAATATAATTTATCAGAGGCTAAAGAACTTGCAATATAACGAACTCCAGCAAACCCTATTCCAACACCACGACCTGCATAAGTTCCATCTCCA